TGAAGCTCCTTGTCCTCCTCGCCCTCGAACTCCCGATAATCCTGCCCGCCGATGAGCGCCGCGAGGTCCCAGACCGGTCGGAGGGTCACGGCGAGCTGGATCTGGACCTGGACTAAATACGCCTCTGGGATCTCGTCGCCACCCTGGCCCCACATCTTGGCCTGCCGCAGCCCTGGTGCCTTAATCTCGAGAACGCCACGCTCGGTCAGGTAGTCTGGTGTCGCGAGCACGTGACTGTAACCTGGGTGCCTGATCGAGGTACCCTTCACGATCTCCATCTGGTGCATCGCGGCCCATTTCTGGGCGACCACTGGTTCGAGCAGGTTCCCCCACTCGGCAGCCTCGCCTGCGGCGTCCTCGACGAGCCCGCGTTTCTTCAGCCACAGCGCCATGGGGGTCTCGTAGGGGTTGAGACCCACCAGCGTCGCGACCTCGCTCGCGCCCACGCCAGTGGCCCGGATCTTCTTCTCGTCGTCCGTCAGACTCATGAGTTTGACCTCTCGCAGATTCGGGCCCACGCCTCTCGAACCTTGATCTCGTGAGGGTCGCGAAAGTCTGCGGCGTCATCGATGAACCCGCCGACGAGCTCCATGTCGGAGGTCTGCGTTGGTGCTGCGGAGAGCAAGTCATCGGCGCATTGCTCACAGTAGTTTTCACCGTTGATTCTGACCGCGTCGCGATACCAAACATCTCGCCCGCACAGACACTCGACCATCTCCTCGTCGGCCGCCTGGCGCTGGCTGATCCCTTCCATGCTCACTGTGGCCTCCCATTGCAGGAAATCCGCTTGACGTGGTCCATTCCGTTGCCTGATGTGAATCTAGCGGGCGGTAGGACTTGCTGTCAACTTCTTTTTTTATTGACTTCCAATTTATTTTTTCTTACCCTCCCGGTCATGGTCAAAGCATCTACCGTGAGAGCCGAAATCGCCCGAATCAATCTGCGCCAGAACGACATCGCAACGGCGCTGAGTATTCCGACCGATGTCCTATCCCAGCTCTTGAATGAGCGGCGGGAGAGGCCCGAGGTGCTCGAGCGCATCTGGGACTATGTGCAGGGCAGGAAGCAGGCGCTGGAGAAATGACCTGCCCGTACTGCAATGGCACCGGCATCTCGGATGTCGTGCTTCCACTTAAGCGCCCATCTGGCCGGCTCTGGTGCCCTGACTGCTGGGTCTTCTGGTGGCCGCCTGAGGCCAGCGGATGAGCAATGCGGCTGAAGACCAGGCATGGCGACGGCAGAATCGAATCGCCAATGGTCTCTGTGGCAGATGCAACGAACCTCAGGCGTCAGGCAAGGCGCTCTGTCAGCATCATCTTGATTCTCAATGGTATCTAAAAGGGAGGCGTAAAAATGATTTGCGGCCAGATAGTGAAGGTGGAGGGAACGAAGGCGCAGTGTCTGTGCGTCATGCCGAAGGGACACGACGAATCGTGCGAGTCGTATCCAAGCAATCGAGCTGGGCTGGTATCGAAAGCCTCATCTCCGCCGCCATTGAACTATGACGCGTTCGTTCAGTCTAAGCTCGTGCGCGCATCTGCGGCAGGGTTTCGGTGCGATGACCTAGCGCCTGGGCTGTTCGGGTTCCAGCGCGACCTGACGAGATGGGCGCTGGCTCGAGGTCGTTCGGCGCTGTTCTGCGACTGTGGGCTGGGAAAGACATTCATGCAGCTCGAGTGGGCTCGACAGGTCCACCGTCACACTGGCCGTCCGGTGCTCATCGTAGCGCCGTTGGCCGTTGCCCAGCAGACAGTGGCCGAGGGTGCCAAGTTTGGCATCGGAGCCAAGTATCTAAGGGACGGTTCCGGCGATCTCGCAGACCTGACCGTCTGCAATTACGAGATGCTCGAGCACTTCAATCCGGGCCAGTTCTCTGGCGTCGTGCTGGACGAGAGCAGCATACTCAAGAGCTACGACGGTAAGACGTCAATGGCGCTGATCGAGAGCTTCGCCGAGACGCCATACAAGCTCTCATGTTCAGCGACGCCGGCGCCCAATGACTTCATGGAGCTCGGCACGCAGGCGGAGTTTCTCGGAGCCATGACGCGCGCCGAGATGCTCGCCATGTTCTTCACGCATGACGGCGGCGACACATCGAAATGGAGGCTGAAAGGCCATGCCGAATCAGACTTCTGGCGGTGGGTATGCTCGTGGGCCATGGTGGTCCGCAAGCCGAGCGACATCGGACACCAGAACGAAGGGTTCGAGCTCCCGGCGCTCAACATGCACTCTGTTACTGTCGCGGCCGGCAAGGTCGAGGGCGGCGAGACCCTGTTTGCGATGGAGGCCAGGACACTGCAAGAGCGGCGCGCTGCGAGGTCAGGCAGTCTCGCAGCTCGGGTCGATGCATGCGCCGATCTGATCAATGCAGACACCGAGCAATGGGTCGTATGGTGCAACCTCAACGCCGAGGGTGATGCACTCGAGGCTGCGATTCCTGGCGCGGTCCAGGTAGCCGGGGCAGACAGCCGCGAGCGCAAGGAGCAAGTAGCTCTGGACTTCGCGTCGGGGAAGATCCGCGTGCTGGTCAGTAAGCCATCGATCTTCGGTTACGGACTCAATTGGCAGTCATGCGCTCGCGTCGCGTTCGTTGGTCTGAGCGACAGTTATGAGCAGTTCTATCAGGCGATCCGTAGATGCTGGAGGTTCGGTCAGCCACGATCGGTCGAGTGCTACGTCGTCACCGGCGAAGCCGAGGGCGCGGTCGTGGCGAACATCAAACGCAAAGAGACGGAGGCAAAGAAGATGGGAGAGGCAATGGTGGAGCACATGCAGAACGAGATGAAACTGGCGCTCGCGGAAGGAGGCATGGTCCGCGATGTTGCTGACCACAATCGCGACGTCGCCAAGGGCGAGCGGTTCGATCTGCATCTCGGCGATTGCGTCGAAGTGGTGCGTGGTTTGGCGGATGATAGCGTTGGGTTCTCGGTGTTCTCGCCACCATTTGCTAGCCTATATACCTACTCGAACAGCCCGCGCGACATGGGCAATGTCACAGACCATGACCAGTTCTATGCGCACTTCCAGTTCCTGATCCCGGAGTTGCTGCGCGTCACGAAGCCAGGGCGACTGCTGTCGTTCCATTGCATGAATCTGCCCACCAGCCTGACTCGCGATGGAGTGATCGGAATCAACGACTTTCGAGGCAACCTCATCCGAGCATTCACTGACGCAGGATGGATCTTCCATTCCGAAGTATGCATCTGGAAGGACCCAGTCACCGCAATGCAGCGGACAAAGGCGCTCGGGCTTTTGTACAAGCAGATCAAGAAGGACAGCTGCATGAGCCGCCAGGGCATCCCGGATTACGTCGTGACGATGCGGAAGCCTGGAGTTAACGCCGAGCGCGTAGGCCACAAGCCAGATGACTTCCCAGTAGACTTGTGGCAGCGATGGGCCTCGCCGGTCTGGATGGATATCAACCCGACGCGGACACTTCAGTACCGAGCAGCCCGAGAGGATGAAGACGAGCGCCACATCTGCCCGCTTCAACTCGACGTCATCGAGCGATGCCTTGGACTATGGAGCAACCCTGGCGACCTCGTGCTATCGCCGTTCGCCGGCATCGGGTCCGAGGGATGGTGCGCACTCAAGTCTGGGCGTCGATTCGTCGGCGCTGAGCTCAAACGATCTTATTGGGAATTGGCGGCGAAGAATCTCCGCGAGGCCGAGGCACCGGATCCGCAGTTCACTCTGTTCAAGTAATCAAGGGATGCCCAATGCACGAGGATGACGGACAGGCTGGTAATCAAGGCGAAGCAATGGCCAAACGTGAGCACCTCGAGCGGATGGGATTGGCGCATGAAGTCGATCCGGGCGTGATCATCATCGAGCACATTTCTGGATACCGAACCAAGTGGCTGCACGTCTTCGGTGGTCCCTGGTGGCGCAAGGTCAGCTCGGATGCGTTGTGATTGCCCTGAGAGCACATGACATCTCGCAGCCGGCTAAGTAGCAGTCCAACGCAGTTCAATCGTGGGAGAAAGAACAATGGCAAATAAACAAAGAGCAGTTCTGGTCACTACTGAGCATCGCGGGGTCTTTTTCGGGTATG